TAAGCCTGTATTCCTTGGCTGATAGTTCGGATAGTGGGGTGATTGAGATCTCTTTGCTTTGATCTAGCTTATCACTCCAATCTAGTGCCTGATCCTTGAAGGTTCTGTAGAATTCATTGTAGGGGATGATCTCTAGAACATTTGTCCGAAGCCTGTCTTGAGTTACATACAAATTGTACATAGAGATGATAGACTTCAAGAAGTCACGCTGCTTCAAAGATTTTGGAAGGGTATATTCTATCTTCATAGTATCCCCCTGCTCAAGTTCTACTGCCACGGGTACTGTGTTACCTATCTTGAAAGAACCTATAGGTGCTACTACTACCTCTGTCTGAAGTTGTGTATTCGTTCCTGATCCTGCAATCTCTCCCTTCAATCGGATCTCAAAGTAGTCATTCAAAGCAAGGTCTATGCCTCCTGTGATTTCTACATCCCATAGATAAAATTGACCTACTGAAATGAAATTCACATTCCTAGCAGAGTACAAAATCTCTGATCCATTCTTCAATACTGAGATAGTCCACACATTCTCTGTGAATGCCTGCAAGGATTCGAAAGATAGCCTTAGATTCAAGGTCAAACCCGTGTTCAGGTTCTGTGTCTTATTCCATCTGAACCTAGTCCCTGAGTTCTGAATCGTGAATCCTGAAGCTAAGGTGCTACTGAAATTCAATAGCCTTGAGAAGGATGCATCTGTAGTCACTTCCTGCTGATAAAGTACAGGAGTCTGATGTAGAAGGGTGGTGCTTTCCTTGGTGATGGTCTTCTCTGCCGTGATCAAAAGTAGCTTTCTGAAATAGACTGAACTGAAGATCGGGGCAGTCACTTGAAAGTTCGCTTCATCAAAGATCCTCTTGAGAATCTCACTTATAAAAACAGCAGGTTTGAAGTTCGTGATAGGGTAGGTGATTGAGTCTACTGAATAGCCATAATCTACCAAAGGATAGACATAGTTCTGCGCACCATCTACCCAATCTGTTCTACTCCAAGAAGCCTCTATATTGGTTCTATTCCAAACATGGTCATAGTCATCAAAATCTAGATCAGCTAGAGTCTTATCTCCTAGTTCGTGAAGAATGTCCCGAAGCCTTCCGAACATATTCACTTCATAGACTATATCCCCTTCTTTGGAGTTGATCTTCATCATCCTTAGAACCCCATCAAAGATCTTCACATTATCTAGGAAAATCTGCGCTTGTGCTTGCTTTGCAGGGTTAAAGTTCTGCCCTATGTTGACATCCCCTACTATGTAGTCATTGCTTACAGAGATGTCAAAAATATTCCCAAATAGCTGCTGATTCTTTGCCGTACTTGGTAGGGTTAATGTCTTTGAATAGGAAGTATTCCTTCTCTCAATGTCGCTAACATCAGCCACAGAGAAGGTGAATTCTACATCTATATCACCTAGGGTATCCGCTTCTATACCTTCTACAAATAGCCGTGCGCTCATATTACCTGTCGGGGGTTAGAAAGTTGAAGTTCCACATCTAGTTCAATATTGAAGACCTTATCAGAAGCAGTCTTCTTGATCTCATAGCTAGTAGGCATAGGCTTCACAGGAATCCATGAAGGGGTGATGTAGTTATCATTTACCACATTTAAGAAGACCAAAGGGGAAGAATGTAGTTCCCTAAGTAGTTCAGCCTGGGCATCTGTTAGATAGTCTGAAATGATCTTCCAATTCTGAGTTTCATTTGTGTAGTAGATTGGATTGATATTTTTGACCACGATCCCATCAGCCTCATAGATATCTCCTGAATAGTTTCTTTCATATCCCTTCTTTTCAATCTGAAAACTAGTCTTATTCACTAGATCAAAGTTGAAGAAATCAAAAGCCCCGAACTTATTCAAGTAGGCTATTCGCATAGGATCATACTTTCCACAGGATTGGGTGAATAGGGTGGCAAATTTGTACCTCCTTGCAGATCCGTTATTCCAATTCACAAATAACTGAATTGATTCTACATTTGATCCGTAGGTCATGGGTGTGATCTTGAAATAGGTCACACTTGTAGTAGCTACTGCCGAAGGTGTGATATAGTATGTTGCTGTAGTAGCGTTTGTGTAGGTGACTAGTAGTTCACAATTAGTCAAAAGACCCGTATTGATGAAGGATATGATCTGTGAATCTGATTCCCTTACTTTGATAGTAGTCCAATCTGATAAAGGCTTGTATACAGTATTGCTAGATCCCCAATATTGTGCCTGATTTGCGTACCAATTTTTTAATTCTAGCAGAGGCAAAGCACCTGCAAAAGCATACTTAGTAGAACTCACTACCTCACTAGCCAAAACTATGACAAATTCCCCTGCTACTTCATAGTACTCATAGCACTTCAGGTAGAAGCCCTTGATCACATTGGTAGAACTAGATGAATTTGCAGTCTCATAGAACCCCTTAGAATAGGTGAAATCTACAGAGACATACTTTGAAACATCAAATTCTACAGGATCTCCTGCATCAGCAGGGCTATCATAGTAGGCAGTAGTCACAAGTTCATTTGCTGCATTGTATACCTTTACCACATATTTAAATCCGATCTCCTCAGAGTTCGTGCTGCTTATGGAGTAGTTAATCCTGTTGAATGCAGGTAGGATATTTATGCTAGGTTGGGTGAGTGTTATCATTTGCTTATTCTTAAAACTAGTGAAGTTGCTCCTATGGTTTGGATGTCGACATTGAACTGAGGGGTGGCTTCATTTACTGATCTTTGGATGAAGTTAGTCCCTGCTATACCATACTTCTTGATATAGTATGCCATTCTTTTAGCACTAGTTGAGATCTGAGGAAGGATTCTTCTGCCCTTTAAAGGATCACCTTCTTCCGCTGCTCTTACCCTCATATTCCTAGCCTCTATTTCTATATTCTTTCGCTTCATCCATCCCTCTAATTGTTGCAAGGCTTTCAATGGCATAAAGTAGGTTTCAAATTGATAGAACTCTCCCTTTGCATTTGGGTAGACTTTCTTGTTTTTGATGTCATGCTGAACACCTCTTACCCCTTTATCAATGTAGTCAAAGTATTCTGCACCTGTTGGAATCTCTACCCTATATCCTAATTTGGTTTGAATGATTACAGGTTCACCAAAGGATGCCTTCATCCTTCCCGTATCCATTGGGGCATTTGCTTCAAGTTTATCAGCTAAGTTGTAACCTAGCCGAAGTAGTGCGCTTTCTACATTTTGAAGTAGGATTTCTTCTGCCTTCAAAACATATTCGCTACCCCTTAGCTTTCTACCTCCTATCGTGATATTTGCTACTTCATCTTTTGTTGCAACTGCCATTTTTTATATTGTGCTTCTTTGTCTTTGTTAAAGTCCTTCAAGTATGCTAGGGTATTTAGGTACTCAATCACCCTGAGATCATAGGCTGCATTAACTGTGATGTTTTGGAAGTCTGCAACTTGCTTAGTGCTAAATACCCACCCCCACCTTTCCATAAATCCACTACCTTCTCCGCTAGATCCTGATTCAGCATTGAGTAGGTTATTGTATTGCTTATTAATTCGCTGAATAATTGACAAAAAAAAAGCATACAACTATATACTTCTAGAAAATTTGCCCCTAGCAAATCATCAGCCACCACATCATGAGGGACTACCCCATAGCCTTGATACTTATCACCTTGCATAGGAAGGAAGAAGCAGGCAGCAATCTTATTGATCTGCATGATCTCCCCACTAAATGAAAGGATATCTATGTACTGCCCTGCCGTGATCTCGTGTAGTTCAAAGCAGAACTTGTATCTGTTATCACCTACCTGCAAATAGTCCACAGGCTTGGTCTCAGGGATGTTGTCAAAGAAGGATAACTTCTCTGCATACTCATGCAAGAGATCTCTGTACTTGAAATCATCATAGAATTCTTCATCATTCCCCTCCACAATTGAAAGCATTTTTTGCTGCTTCTCAATGATGTTCAGATTTGCGTTTGTCTCGATATCGTACAGGCTGATGAACTGCCCTACTGTAAGTTTATCCCACATAAAAAGAAATATATTTTTTTGGTTTGATGTATCTATCTGAATGAGTACTTCCCTAGATGGCTTGATGTGATCTTATTCACCACCGAATACCTGAGTGCATCCAATGCGTGATTGAAATTATCGACAGGCTTATTTGTCATCTGCCCGTTTTTATCTTCTATGTATTTGTAGTTCCGTAGTTCCTTGATCAGGTTGTAGCTTCTTTCCGTTGCAAATAGCTTGTATCTCCTGATGATGTCTATCCCTATATTGATAGATCCTTTGATGGTAGGCTTCACATTCCACCCCATCCTGTAGATCTCCTCAATACTTTTAGGTTCGGCACTATCTGCGAATACTTCATTGCTCCTGTCAAGCCCTAGTACCTTCATCTCATTTGCTATGTCCTGATTGGTCATTCCTGTTCTGTACAGCAATTCATCCACATACATGGAATCATCTAAGATATAGGTTCTCACTAGACTAGTAGGATCTGAACTATACCCGAAGTCAAGCCCATAGCTTACTAGCTTTGCTTCCTTTGGTATTTCTTTGGTAGTACTGAAGGTATATACTAGGGATCTACTTTGCCCCCTTTCTCCTAACCCGTAGACCCTCCAATAGTTTTCATCTATATCCTTGAGTCTTTCAATCTCTTGTTTGATCTCAGCCCCCAGGAAAGGGTTATCCTTGTAGGTAGTTTGATAAAATTCTACATCCTTTCTAGGTAGCACCTGATCATAGATCCAATGAAATTCTTCTGAAGGGTTGAAGTCAATGATCACCTTCTCATTTGTACGGAAAAGCAGCTGCTGCCAATCTTCAAAGGTCAATTCATTAGCCTCATTACAAAAAAGCAAATCCCTCTTTCTACCCCTGATCTTCTGAGGCATATCAAGTGATATGAATTCTATGGTGTTGCCGTTTAGCCTGTATTCTGATGCTGTCTTTGAGTGATCATCTTCAGAGTAGATCTCATGATCCTTGAGGATGGTTAGGAAGTCACGCATGACAGTACCCCTCAATGCAGGGTAGGTCTTCCTACAGATGGTGATGACCTTATTCGTGTTCTTTTCGCAGTATGAAAAAATGATCCATAGAAGGATGTTATAGGTCTTCCCTGATCTAGTGCCACCTTGCTCTATTACTATCTTAGCCGTGCTATTCTCAAGATGGCGGAATACCTTATTTGTTTTGATGCTAGTTGCTGTCATCCACAATATTCACTTCGAATATCTTTTTGCCATCAGCACCTGTGATCTCCTGCCTTTCGACATAGCCCCTAGACTTCCCCTGTGTTTTAAGGAAGAAAATTGTAGCAGTCATATTCCCCTCCTGCATCCCTTTATCGAGCATAGATTCAGCAAAGTCAAGCCTTCTATTTCTGCCTTCCTGTACAGCCTCTTCTAAGCCCTCCTGTTCAATCCATTTGTAAAGGGTAGCCCTTTCTACCCCCAATGATTTTGAGGCTGTAGAAAGGTTGCCAAATGCCTTCACAATGGCTTTCTCTATCACGGATCTATCAGGCTTTTTCATATTGTATAATTTTGTGCAATATTGTTAGACATTTAGTTGAATAGCAAAGGAAGTGCCTCTATGCTTTGCTTCTTTAATCATTCCAGGATATAGCCTGATTAGTTTTTTTATGGCTTCTTTTTCTTTTGAAATCCTAGTACTATCTCTGCACCCTCCTTTTAGCTGAGTATGTTCATGCTGCATGAATAAAATATTAGATCTTACAGTTAATCCTCTATCAGTATAGTGCCTTAAGGTAAGTTCATAATCTTCTTTGACTTCAAAGGTTTCATCAAAGTAGTAAGATCCATCATTGATAATTCCCATGCAACTACCAAGGCATACCCCGTTAAATAAAAACGGATTGTAAGCATAGTTTGTTAGATTGTTTCCTACTGTAAAAAGCCCAAAGATTTTTGATCCGCTTTGATCTGCCACCTCAAAAAGTTTTGAGATCTCTCTTAGATATATACTTTCTTCTTTTACTCTTTTGACTTTGTACTTTTCATCTGATCTCTCTACATATCCTCCATATTCTAGATCATCATCCAAAAAGAAAATATTACAGGAATTGTTTTTTAAAATCCAATTCCTAGTTTGAGTTATACCTTTGACATCTGAAGGCACACTAACTATCTTGTTTTTATAGATTGAATACTGTCTTACTTCACTTTCAGGTACATACAAAACAGCCGATTTAAAAATCTCCTGTGAAGTGATTATACCTGCTCTGCCTTTACTTGGTATTGCTATCTGATAATTCATTTAAAACTCTTTCTTTAAATGTTTTTAGATCAAAAACCCTTTCCAATCCTGTGCCTACTTTATCACTAGAACTTCCAATTTTACAGCCTCCCTGTCTTACTACTCCGCATTTAAAAATACTTTGTAGTTCAATCCATTCTTCTGAATCTTCATCTGCCATGATTAATATATATTCTTTTTTAGGTATTACCTGTAGGCTTTTAGCAATTTCAATATCTTCTCCTTCTTCCAGGTCATCTATCTTGGCATCTAGTGGAAGATCTAGTCCCCAATGTTCTAAATCATCAGCATCCCATTCATTAGCAATCATGTCCCAATCCCATTCACCAAAGCCTACATTGTCCTTGATAATAAATTGCTTCTGTTCTTCATCTGTTAGATCATCCGCAAAGATCACAGGTACTTCCTTAAGACCTGCTTCCTTACAGGCTTTCAATCTCATGTTTCCCCCTAGGACTATCATATCAGCATTAACTACCACAGGTCTGATCTCAAGCATCTTTGGAAACTCTTGAATAGACTTGACTAGCTTTCTGAACTTGTCATCCTTGATAATCCTAGGGTTATTAGGATTGCTTTTGATCTCTGAAAGTTTGACTAGTTTGATCTCCATTAGTCTAGTTTTTCGTTCGCTACTTGCAA